AATAAAAGAGGCGATCCAGTCACTCAAAGCTAAGAACACCACAGCAGAGCAAGCCCATCAGAAGTTAAGCAACGAATGGATCATCCAGAAATTGCAGGATGAGGCACTGAATGACCGGAACCCACCCGCTACCAGAGTCAGGGCACTGGAGCTATTGGGTAAAAGCGGTGGGCTATTCGATGAGTCTACTCATGTTACGGTAGAGCATCGGTCGCCAGAGGATGTAGAGAAAGAGCTGATGGAGAAGTTGGGTACACTGTTTGCGATTGATGCGTGATATCACCGTGAGTAACGGTAGGTAGAACCTTAGTAGTACCCCTGGGGAAAACTTTTCTCCCTGTAATTAGACCTCATGGTACTAGACGACCGGACCTAATAGTAGGGGTCTGGCTGCGCGAGGGGGGAAAATTTTTCTCCCCTATCCCAAGACGACCGGACCTACGCGCGAGCGCCTGCGGGGGGTGGGGTGGTGGGGGTTGGGGTCGGGGGTGGTGGGGTGGTAGCAAAAAACAGTTCGCAGTAAAGCATGGCGTTAGTTAGTCATGCTTTGCGCGATCCATTTAGATTAACCACCACGAGCGATTAGCGAGATCCACTTGCTGTTGCTGTTTGCGGAGTAACGTTCGGCGTCTCCAGCTAGCTCGACGGGTCCGGCGCCCAAAAAAAGGGAGCAGGGCCGAAGCCCCACTCCCTCGGAAAATCTAGAAGAGTATGTCGCCCTCTCCGAGTGATACGAAAACGACACGTTGCATCCCAGCGTATCGAATCCTGATCTCCCTAGAACCACCTGTAGCGATGATGTCTCTCTTGTTGCAACGAGAGTAAAGTCGCTGGCGTGGGTGAATGGCGATCATCCTGAAATCTTTCTCGGAGTGGAAGTCCGCAACAGCGTCTCCCGCATTCGAGTAATCAGAGATCCCAGCCAAGGTGATCGATTGCGTGTCGGCCATAATATTCTCCGGCAGAAAGAAAGAAAAAAGCAGGGGCACCGACCGAAGCCGATGCCCCCACGAGTTAGAATGATTCGAGAGACTTACGAATCGTCCTTGGTGCACGCATGGTCAGCTTTAACCATGTGATTATCGGTCATCGCCGTTAACTCGATCTCTCGAATCATGGAGGCGACATGCTTCGACCTCTGGGCAACGACCTTCTGCTCGGCTTCGAGCGTCTTCAAGATCTTGCCGATCTGGGCCTTGTCGCCGATACGCTCGCCGGACGCATCCAGCCTTTCGATGATACCCCACTCGGCCCTCTCATCCAGACTTAGGGGCTCGATCAAGCTAGCAAGGTAAAGATAGCCAGCTTCGGATGTGTAGATGATTATGTTAGTACGCTTGCGCCTGATGGTACTCCGAAGCTCCTCGACAACTACCGCAAGACGCTTGGTGAAATCGATAGTGCCTGTAATCGCGGTAGGAACCGGGCTAAAGGCATCCTTCAGAACCTCTGGGGCATTCTCCACAGCCCAGAGCAGGTATTGGAGAGGCTTGAGGTAAGTGTTGACCACGTTGCGACCACTGGCCTTCGCATCCTTCAGGGTGCCTCGCGAGGCTTCCACGGCATTCTCCCACTCGGCAACGACACCCGCGATGCTCGCCTTGCGGACATCATCATAATAATGACAGATTGCGAGAAGTGCGTCGGCCCCGGAGGTGGCTGTCGAAATCAGCTCACCCGCAATGGCCCGAAAGTCCTCGGTCATTCTCTCGGCAACGAGCTTGCCCGTGACCTTGGCTTTCTGCGAGAACCCACCAGCCACGGCGCACACTGCACCTGTGACCTTAGCGAGCCCGGTAAACATAACTAATGCTAACATAACGAATACTCCTTGGGCGTATTTTTCGCCCTTTAAGTAGGCTGGCTACGCATCTGTAACCTAGTCCTACAAGTAGCGAGGTGTTGCTGTTTCTCCAGCCCCAATCTCACTACACCCTCTACTCAACGCTGAGCATCAAACGCCGAACCTGAGTGGGAAGCAGTTATCACGCTCAGGTGAGCCTTTTGATCTCACGCGTTAAATTCAACCAAGCTTGCGATTCGTTAGATTTCTCATGTCGTGCAACGGACAACTCTGTTTATGAATCCCGAGCTTGCGAGGTTGAATAGAGTTGCTCGCTCGCAATCCCAATCTCTGATTGGTTGACCCACTGCGATCCGTGCGCGAGATAGAAAGAGCAAGCACCCAGCAATAATCCCAATCTCAGTTGAGAGATTGGTTGTATGGCGAAAGGTTGGCGGTCTGTTCACGCCAAGCTTTTGCTCTGGGCCATTCAGTACCCGAGGAACGCGAGTGGCGAGCGCCCGCAGGGTTCAGAGAAATAGTGCGTTGAACCAATCTGGCTTTTAGAGATAGACCCGATCTATTGCAGACAGGGGTTGGCGATACTCGTAGAGTATCTCGGAAGCTACTGATTTAACGTAGGTAATCAGTAGCTGGAGACCGCGTAGCGACAACTCCTGCAAGATAGATTGGGTCTATCTCAGATTGGTTCGGAAACGCTACCATAGCAGTACCCAGAGATTGCTGGAGGCAATCAGAGTGTATTACCGGAACGGTGATCACTGTTACCCAGAGATTGCCGGAGGCGATCAGCAGTTGGGGTGGGGTGAGGGGCGCAGTACCCCGGACCCCCCCGGTAACGGGGGGAGCTGTTCTGTTGTTAATAACACTGTTTCACACACCCGATGCACAAATTTTGAACTTATGACACCTTTCTGTACTCTTTATCACCCTATGACGGATGGCACCATAGTATCTAACTTAGATATCTAGATTGTTATTAGATTAGATTACTAGTGTAGGTATCTAAGACTAGATAACTAAGACTAGATTATCTATATAGGTAATAGGGGATCTTTTTTGGAGTTGGTAAATGCCCGACGATTTGTTTCATGTTTTGGCCAGAGCGGTGGAATCCTATCGTGCGGCAAACGTTCGTGGAAGAAATTACACTATTCGGGGGTATACCGCGCAGAGTCTCATAGATTCCTTTCCGGGCTTTTACGGTATGCAGGGTGATGGAAAGGTTATTTTCGTGGGGGAAAGTGTGAATGAGATTTTGGAAAATTATCTCCAGAGTTTAGGTTACGAACGCAATAGCAAGATCTGGTACAGGCTTGCCAGGGATGTTATCGAACTAGCGGAGGACGAATATGGGCTCGGAGAAAAGGTTGAGAGTGGGGAGTGATCCCGAAAAACAGCTTCGAAAAATGCTGCCATCTGAAAAACTCCGTATGTACGGGCACTTGCTTATGGTTTCTCAGCGTTACAGTGTGAAGCATCGGCACGCTGATGCGGATGAACTTCGCAGGGAAGCAGAGCAGATTCTAATCCATTTTCAAAAGACACTGGATTGATGCTGGATGTAGCCACGATTACAAAGCAGTTGGGTGCTCTTCCTGCTCATAAGCAGAAAGAAGTTCTCATACTTCTGAACGAGCTATCCGATGCGAAAACCAGAAGTGCGGCCCAGGGAGACTTTCTGGATTTTGTCAGAGAAGTCTGGCCTGCCTTCATCGAAGGAAGCCATCACAAGATCATGGCTGATGCCTTCAATCGTATCACGGATGGGAGCCTCAAGCGTCTGATCGTGAATATGCCCCCACGGCATACCAAATCGGAATTCGCATCTCATTTGTTTCCGGCATGGTATCTGGGTAGGTATCCAGACAGAAAGGTCATTCAAACCGCTCACACCGCAGAACTTGCAGTGGGGTTCGGTCGTAAAGTTCGTAACCTTGTCGGATCATCGGATTATCGGAAGCTATTTCCAGATGTATCTCTGAGTGTTGACTCAAAAGCTGCTGGACGCTGGAACACGAATAAGGACGGAGAATACTTTGCTATCGGTGTCGGCGGTGCGGTCACTGGTAAGGGTGCGGATATTCTTATCGTGGATGATCCGCATTCCGAGCAGGAAGCCGCACTCGGTGACCCGTCCGTGTATGACAAAACTTATGAGTGGTATACATCCGGTCCACGGCAGAGGCTACAGCCCGGTGGAGCGATTTGTCTCGTTATGACGCGCTGGTCGAAAAAAGATTTAACCGGAAGCATTCTCAAAGCATCCATAGAAAGAGGTGGTGCAGACGAGTGGGAAATCATCGAGTTTCCCGCGATCCTTCCCAGCGGAAAATCCTTGTGGCCTGGGTTCTGGCCGATAGAACAGCTTGAGTCTCTCAAGGCGGAACTTCCTATTGGCAAGTGGAGTGCCCAGTACCAGCAAGATCCCAGTTCGGAAGAAGGTGCTCTTGTCAAAAGGGAGTGGTGGCAGGAGTGGAAAGAAAAAAAACCGCCAGATTGTGATTTTGTGATTCAGTCGTGGGATACCGCATTTCTGGCAAAGGAAACCGCTGATTACAGCGCATGTACGACATGGGGGGTATTTACTACGGAGGACGGTGTATCCAATATCATTCTTCTGGATGCGTTGCAGGAGCGTCTGGCGT